CCATTGCAAAGTCACTCAGTCAACGTAAAGGCGTGGTAAGTTGTGGTGCAGCAAGTAAAGAAGCATTTGCAGAATTTCTTGAAGTGGATGCAGGTGGTACACAAGCAATCCCAACAGGATTGGAAAAGTTAGATGCTATTCTTGGAGGTGGATTCAAGAAAGGTAGCTTGTATGTCCTTGCAGCACGCCCAGGAGTAGGAAAGAGTGCATTAGCAATACAGATGACCTACGAGACTGCAAAGCGTGGCCTGCGTGCAAGCTATGCAAGCTTAGAAATGTCATCATCTGAATGTGCTGGCAGATTACTTTCCAATGCTAGTGGTGTACGTAAACCAACAGGCAAGGGATTTCTCAATGCAGGTCATAAGCAAAAGCTAGAGACACAAGTGCAAGCAATGCAAGGTTGGCCTATTACATTCAAGGATGATAACCAAGCCACCATGCAAAGTATCTCTGCGTTTGTTGCCAAGCAAAGACTTGAAGGAGAGCTTGGTTTAATCGTAATCGATTACTTGCAGCTACTCTCCTCACCTGGGCATGACACACGAGTGCAAGAGGTTAGCCACATTTCTCGTTCCTTGAAAGCAATTGCAATGGAGTATGAAGTTCCTGTGCTTGCCCTTTCTCAACTCAACAGAGCCTTAGAAAGTGCTAACCGCAATCCCATGCTCTCAGACTTGCGTGAGTCAGGTTCAATAGAGCAAGATGCAGATTGCGTGCTTCTCATGCATCGAGAAAAAGAAGTAGATCCAACCAATGATGATATCATTTGCAATGTTGCTAAAAACAGGAATGGTGAGGTGCGTGCAACTAAGCTTACGTTTACCAAACCAACCGGGCGTTTCTCAACACGTGTAGAAACAAGATTGCATGATAAGAAACCATTTTAGGCTCAGATTAGACTACATGATGTTACAAATGATGCCATTTGAAGCCCAAGAAGGCATCTAATCGTGCGTTTCGTGATTGATACAGAAAAGTACGAGTATGGAAAAGAAAACGATTTCTAGACCCCTTCTTGAGGATCTGAGGAGTATTCAATTTCTTCATCATTTGGTAAGCCAGCAGTTTCTCGTATTACTTTACGCTGCATCTCTTGCAATTCCTGCAAGGTAACTTCTCTGCCTGTTTCCTTGAGAAGAGCTTGCAACTGTTCAAGATCATCTTTGCCTGGGTTGTCCCATGGGAATGCATTCATGCTGTTTCTTTCTCCTTTTCTAATGGCAAGTTGTTTGCATCTACAAATTCTTGAATAAATGATCTTACTCGCTTCATTGATTCATCACTCATTGATTTGTATTCGTAGGTGTTGGCATCAAGTACAAGGCCGGAGTTTTTATGCCAATATTCATCCATTAAGGTATCAATGTAATAACTATATCCAAAGTTTGGATTTGGTACATCATTCCAGCGAAAAATAATTTGCCACTGATTTACTCCTTTCTCGTTCCATTCCTCTATAGCAGGGTCATGCTTTGCTTTCTTGATGAATATATCTAAGTCTGCACCTTGCTCTGTAGACTCATTCAAAATTCTATCTAGTAGTTTCATGCTTCACCTTTCTTGTTTCTCTTTGTCCACCAGGCAAGCAATTTCGGCACAAACTTCATCGCTATGAAGAGCGCCAAGCCAAGTGCGAGCTTGGGTAACAGGTCATTGTTGTCTTGTTTGCTCATTACCTTACCTCCCTTACATGTGAATATTCATAGCTCATCATCTTGCTAAATGTTTGCCCGGTCTTGCCTGCATCCTGCGCAGTTCTCGCTTCCACTTCCAGAACCTTTATACAGGCACGCTGGCCTTTGATTTGCTTGTATGCAAAGACCTCAAAGCTTGTAAGCTTAGGTGCTTGTTTATGTGCTGCTATTTTCATCCTTCAACCCTCCCTTGCTCAATATCGCAAAGTGTGGAGTAATAAGAAGAAAAGCCGGAAGGATTCTTATCCCATATTTCTTTCACTCGCTTTCTTTCCTCCTCGCTTTCTCGTTTGATATTCTTGCAGCGTTCCTGGTTAGGCCAAACAGCACCAAGCCAACGGAGTTCTTTTGCTCGTTCTTTTGTTATTTTCATATCCTTGTTTCTCAATGGTAAGAACTGCAATATTTTGGCTTTCCATCCCATTTATACAGGCCACCCCGTAAAGGTGAGCAAACATGACCGCCTGCTTGCACTGTCTTTCTAAACTCGCCACCTATAAATTCATATCTACGGGGTTGAGTATATCCAGAAGAACAATTTCCAGCATCACTTGAATTTTCTGCAATCTTACGCAGCCAGATAGATTTTCCCTTTACCTTGGTTATTTGATACCAATCAACATTAGTTTGATCATATCCCCAGGAGTCATAAAGGACATCACCTTCCATATAATGCTCGCTTGCGTCCGGGCTCTTTCTCGATTTGCTCACAGAATTTTCTCGCAAGAAATCAATCCTATCTTGCACGAATTTTATTCTCTTTTCTACACTTGCAAAACGATAGTGAAACCAAGGTTTAAGAGAAGATCCCTTGAAACCAAGTGCTACAATTCTATTGCCAAAAATGTGAGTCAGTACGATTAAACCGCAATCTTCTACTTTGTTATATTCCCAACCTTCATCAATAAGTTTGCTTATTTTTTCGTCTCTCTTTTGCAAACGTCCTTGTTTTGTTTTTGGTGTCATAATTATATCCTTGTTTGTAATTGTAATTGTAATTGTTTTGCTTGTTTCTCCTTGCGCGCTGCATGCTTGCATGCCCCCGGTTTACGGGGCAATGCACCACGCCCAGAACGCTCCCTTTGCTCTCTTTGTTCCCGTGCTTTCTCGCCTATCTCAAGCAATTGTTTGAGCGCTTCCGGGAATATCTCGCTTGCGTGTTTCAATGTATTTCCTCCATATGGTAACAATCATCTTCAACATCATCAGGCCACGCATATTGCTTGTCTACATTTGGCCCACTTGGGCCATGCGATCCTTTGCTTTCTTCTTTATTTAATGCTAGTTTCTCCTTTGTAAGTATTCTTTCCGCAAGTTTTGTGCTTTTGTGTAAAGTCAGGAAGCCAAAACAAGCACGCAAGTTACTTGCTAAAACATGCTTATTCTCATGCATCATACACATACTAACGTAACCTTTCCCGAAAACACTTTCTTCGTTGTAAATGTCTATAAAGTCCAGCACGCCATTTTTTTGACGTGTCCATTTAAAGTTATCTAATTTCATGCGTTGTTAGAGTAGTTAATATTTTGCAAGTTTGCAGGATACTCTTCCTCGTGTATCTCGTTCAGTCTCTCTTCTGCTTCTTTATAAACTTTTTTTGCGTTAAGATAGTCAGCGAGAGAGTATTTATATTTTCCCTCGCTTGTATTTTCCGCATCCCATATTAAAGACCAGACATTATCTTGCTTTGTACGTAACAATAATTTTTCTGTAGATATGTTCATGCTAGTTTCTCCTTTTTGCTTTAATTGTTTGTATTGCTAACCAAGCGCCAAGGATGGCGTATGGTGCGAGTAGTATTATTGATATGTCGTATTGCATTGTAAGGTAAATTTAGTTGTTTGTAGTATGTAAGATTAATAATCTTTGCTTGCTGCTATCCTGCTGGCCTTCATCACATGCGCTGGTATTTCTTCATAGGTAAGATCAAGAGCACCAAGCGCGTCTCTTGTGCTGCCTGTAATGCAATACTCATGATTGCAAAGTTCGTAAGTAAGCGCATCTTGCAAAAAAGTTTCATCCTTTAGCGCTTCTTTCATTTCTTTATTACTTGTTTCAAGCAATGTATCCAGCGCGGCTTCTCTGGATTTGAGCAAAAACATGCCAGCGCTGCACTGTATAATATCTAATTTGCTTGCGCCAAGCTTTGCAAGGCCCGCGTCAAACTGTTTATTATCGAAAGCAAAAAAGATGCCTTCAAAGTTATTTAAAGCGCTTTGCTGCGCGTCTTTAAGTTCTGAATATTTCATTTTGTAGTAATTTTTGAGTTAGTAAGTAACAAGCAATCTCGCTTGCATGGAATACATCAAAACACAACAACTGTACAAAGT